CGGTAGGTAGACGAGGCGTTCGTCATTGACGCGCCATCTCCCCAATCTGTTTCCGGCTTGAAGAAGAGAACTGCACTTCCACCGTTGGGCGCACCCATCGGATCACCTCGTTACCCGGCCGCCATTTCCTCCCGTGTCTCCTGTAGGGAAACGGTTACGTCGAACTCAATCGACACGCGATCCCGCGCCCATTCGACGGGTCGGTCAAAGTCTGCAAGTCGGACGGAGGCCACGCTGAACACCTGGCCATCGCCCGTGTAGGTCTCATCATTCAGGTCCACGATGGACCGCCGCAGGTCGTGGAACAACGACAGTCCGTTGGAGTCAACGGTGTCGCCGGTAATCTTGTTGTGCGCGATGCACTGCAGGTTTAGCTCGTAGCGGGTCGGGCCGGGATAGCTGCCCAGCTCTTGCCCGGTAATCTGCGCGGATGCACGGCCGACGCCGACGTAGGGAAAGTCAGAGCCTTCGGCGGTGTCGACGTCCTCCCACTGCTTTGGTCCCATCTCCACACTGGCGAGCGTGTGTGCATAGCTGTTCGTTCCATCGACGTACACCTTGAAGCCACGCAGGATGCGAGCGATACACCGCTCGAGCCTGACGCCCAGGTCAACCTCCCACACCGACGTGCCGACCGTGGTGGACGCGGTTAGCGTGACGTCAACCGTTGCGCTGGTGAAGGTCGGCGCGGTGCCCGAGTTGGTGAGCGTGACGGTGTGCTCCGTGCCGTTGACTGCCTGCGAACCGGTGGCGACGATGTTGGCGTCTCCGTCGGCGTCTGCCTCGGAGGCGTGAACCGTGACGGTGATGGGGTCGCCGACCAGGGCGCGGACAAACTTGACGTACCAGAGGCGCGTCTCCTCACGCCAGAACTTGGCCGCGCTGGGCGTGGTGCCGACGTCGCCGGACTGCTTTGTGTAACTAGGCATTGGCCACCACCTCGCCGACGGCGTCCCACTGGCGGAGGACTTCGCCATGCTTCGACTTGAACGTCTTGCGCCAGATCGGGCGGCTGGGCATACGGACCTTGCGCACCAGTACGAACAGCACCCTCAGCGTGCGCCCGTGGCCTACGGCAAAGAATAGGTTGCCACCCCTGCGCTTGAAGAACCCATCCGGGAAGTCGGAAATGGTGCGCGGCCGGGACGCTGCGCCACCCTTGACATGCTTGGTGGGGATGGTGAGATACTTTTTCTTTGGGCGGATGATCCCGCCGTACTCGTGGATGGCAGCGTATTCAATGTCGTTGTAGACGCTCAACTTGACGCCCAGGTCTTTGTCTATCTTCGATGATGTGAACGTGTTGCCCATCAGGCGTCCGCTTCTCGACTTCAAGCTGTGTGATCCGGTACCGGCACGATAGCGGCGCGTGATCTCATTCTTGAGAATGGCCTGCGTGTTTGCCGAGGCAATTTGGACCGCCTTGCGCATCGCCTTCGTCTTCCGCTCGATGCGCGCCCGGAAGTCGTCCGCGTCCATGTCCAGCTTGATCGCCATTAGAATCGCCAGTTCTTGTACTTGGCGACGACCGGCTGCCAGTTGTTGCGCGCCCAGTCGGTTGAAAACAACTTGTCGGCGAAGTAGGAGATAGAACCGCCCGAGTGGGACTGGTTCGAGATCCTGCCTCCCTTCGCCTGCTTGAGATCCCGATAGGTTCGCACGCACGCATCGGTCAACAACGCGTGAGCGTCCGGCATCCCGCCATAGTCCTTGAAGGCGGCGAGGTCAGCGTAGCCGGCGGTGTAGGTCATCGAGATGTTCTGCACCTTGCCGCCGCTTGGCTTCGACCAGCTACGAGCGACCAGCACCACGCGACCATCCGGGTAGTAGCGCAGCACATCGTCATCGGATTCGTCGATTGCGGCCTCGTCCTCGATGACGGCCGCGGCGACTGCCGTTACCGGCCACTGCTTGAGCATGAGCACGGGTGAGCCGTTGCCGTCGTACTTCTCGGCGGTGTGCGCTTGCGTCAGTAGCTTCCGCCGTGTCTCGCCCTCGAACCGCTGCGAGACATGGGCGATAATCATGTTGAGCAACGTGTCGGAGCCCGCGCCGCTCACCTCATCGAGTAGCGTCTTGAGGTCGCTGAGTTCGACCAGTGTCGAGACTGCCATCCTACTTGTCCTCCCCCTCGTCCTGGTCGATCATGGTCGTCGCGTAGTTCTGGAGTTGCCTGCGTATCCGCGCACGCCGGCGGGTGAGTTCGGCCCTGCCCACCTCACTCAACCCGGCCGGCTTTGCGCGGGTGGTGTCGTTTGTTTTGAGTGCAGCCTTTCGCCGTTCCCACTCGGCCACGTCGCAGAGAACTCCGCGAATGCCCCAGTCAAGGCGGGAGAGTTGCTGCGGTGTGAGCCATACCCGGGTGCCAGCGCGCACGGTTCCACCCGTAGGCCATGCGACCTGTTGGGTATAGACGTACTCGATAGCACCCGGTTCAGGCATCGTCAGCTCCCGTTAGGTAGCGTTGACATCCACGAGGACGGCTTCTGTCGTGCTCGCAGCGGTGCGGACCTTCTCGAAGTCGCCGCGCCAGCGCGCGTAGACCACGTCGGAGTCGTCGCCCGGATTCCGCTGGCGTTCCAGCGTGATTCCGCGCCAGTTCCCCAACCACCAAGACGGTTTGTGAACCGCGATGACGATGGTGTTGTCCTCGGTCGTGGAGGTCTGAGCACCGGCGGCGCTCAAGTCTTCACGGACGTACTCGGACACAACCACATTGGAGCCGGTGATCTGCGTGAGTCCGCCCGTGATGAGCGTGGCTCGTGCGCCGAAGTTCTGGATGGTCTCGATCGTGGTGATCGCGAGCATCTCGTGATAGGACCGGATGCCGCAGATCAGAGCGACGTCCGAGGCGAGCAGACCGAAGCGGCCCATGAGCGTCTTCATGTTGAAGATGTCATCCGCCGCCATGAGCGCGGTCGTGGCCTGCGCGACGGTCGTCGAGTTGTCCGACGCCCGGGTACGCAGCCCGTCCCACGCGCGGCGCGCATGAGTCGATGAGGTGTTGTCAGCGTCGAGGCCACCACTGGTCGTCTCGCCGTTGATGATCGCATCCTCGATGGACCTACGAATTGCATCGCCCATGTCCTGTTCCATGAACGGAATCATGGGGATGATCGAGTCCTCGACGAAGTCCGAGTCCACCTCGACGTGCGCGCGCAGCTTGATGGCGGTGAACGTCACCTTGCTGATCGGGCTTGTGCCGTAGAGGGGATTGTCCGAGATGGTGACGGCCGTATTCGCGGCTGCCAGCCTGGTCTCAAGGATCGCCTGTCCGATCGACGTGGTGATCGGGAGGTCGAAGGTCGGCGACGGCAGCGGGAACGACCGGAACAATGGAATAACTGCGCCGTTGACTTCCAGATACTTCATCAACTGCGATGAGAGAATCGTGGGAATCCACTTCGCGTCATTCGCCGTCACGCCCTGGCCGAACGCCTTGACCATGAAGTCGTCGGTGGCGTACTTCTTCCAGAGCTGCCGGTACTCCTGCCACATGCGCCGGGCTTCCACCGACTTCGATTGCGCCGGGTGCCAAGAGCCGAAACCGCCGGCCTTGTGCATGTTTTCGAGACGCCAGTTCTGGCCCGGGGTCTCGCAGTACGCCTTGAGGAAGAGGAGGTGATCGTGCAGCTCATGCAACCGCTGGATGTCCGAGTCGCGCGACGCGGTCGTCAAGAAAGACTCGGTCGCCTCGACGCATTCCTTCTGCGTCCAGTCGTCCGCGTTCTTCAAGATCTGCGTGTCGAACTCGTTGATGGTCTTGAACTGACGCTCCTGCTCCTGCTGCGCCTTCTGCATCTCGAAGACGGTTGCCGTAACCTCGTCCATCTTGGACAAGGCCTCGGCCGCCTCTTTCAGTCGGTCGGATATCTCTTCTACGCCGCCCTTCAGCGACTTGATATCCTCTTGGGTTGCCCCGTACTCAGCCCGGGTCGCGTCGGTAAACGCAGTGAGCTGAGCCGCGAGTTGATCGTTGTCGATACTCACAGTCCACTCTGTAACCCGGTCGCCAGAGAACGCCGCAAGCCAGTCCGTTATGCTTTCGCATTCGTTCCCGCCGTTGGCCTGTTGAGTAGGTCCAGCATCTCTAAGCCTGGCGCTACCCAGAACACATCGAAGTTGTCCGCGTTCAGTTCTTCGAGCCTTGCGCGGATCGCAATCTGATGGCGCTTGTCTGCGCCTGGGACGCACTTGCCTCGGCCCGGCTCCCGGTGCCGGTAGTTCTTCGTGCCAATGTAGGTGTTCGTTCCATCCATCGAAAAACCAACCATCACAATCGGGTTGCACCCGAGGACCATCGCCACCCCGAGCGCAAGATTGCCGGCGAGTTTCTGCCAGAGGATTGACCCGCTCGCGTAGTAGACATCCGCGCCGACGTCGACACCCTTTGGCCAGTTGTGCGCCTGGGATATGATCTGCTTGACGCCGTGGTCCCACGGCTTCCACGCGGCGACCTCTTTGACGATGCCACGGTCAACCGTGACGAGGTAGTCGAGGTCATACCCTTCGCGGTACACACCGTTGCAACCGATCGTGACACCCGCCCAGGCGGCGACAGGAAACCCGACGCGCCACGGACTGTTCCCGAGCACAAGCGCCGGCATGCCCTGCTCTGCACCGGACAGGTCGGTGACTGGTTTGAATCGCGTGTCATTCGCTGGCGCCATATGATCCATGAGCTGAGACGTAGGAGCCCTTCTTGTATGGCTCCACGTACCAGTCGACTATTGCGTGCGCATGTGCAGGATAGGACGTGCCTAAGCCGCCCTCGATTTCAGTGACACCGTGCCCGGTGTCCTTATTGAAGTTGCCCGGGAGGATGGCGTGGCGGTGCTCGTCCAGCGCGTCGGGTGAGGTGTAGTCACCCTGGATGCCGGTATGATCGCCTACCGCCTGCGGTGGTGCCGGTGCGCCGACGCCCTCACTCACGACCGTACCCGCCAATCAATCTGACTGAATGCCTCGGACTGTTTCATCTCGCGTATCCGCTTCTCAACGCGCTCCGCGACAATGCGGTCAAGATCGCGGTCGAGCATCTCGTGCATCTCTTGCGCCTTGTCGCTCACGCTGGCGGCGAAGTGGCGCGCGACCATCGCGTCGACACCGAGCGCCGCCCCGGTCATCACCGCGTTGGGATTGGCCGGGATGGTGACGATGGAGACCTCGAGCAACTCAGCCTGAGTGAATCGCTTCGGGCCGAGGGTGTCCCCCTTCTTCATCGGCTCCCATTCTTTCGGGAGGAAACCAACGGAGAACGAATCGAGGATCTTCTGTTCGATGAGGGTCCAGACCTCGTCAGCTTTCGCGGTGCCCTTGGCGATCCGGCCCTCAATCCAGAGACCGGCGTCGCGCACCTCGGCCTTAACGATCTTGCCGACGGGCTGATCCTGCTGGTGGTTGAACAGCAGTTTAAGTCTGCTGCCGAGTGAGCCGGCAAACGCCTCCGGCTCGATGGTGTCGCCTTCGCGGTCTTCCGACGGGGTGGAGGCCCACCCCGCGACGATGCGTTGATCGTCACTCTCGCCGAAGTCTTTGATGACTCCTGGCATGTATTGGGTGGTAATCATCCCCGACCCCTCTACCCGGTCGCCCTATTCACCCGTCATAAATCTGCGGCGCAGCGTCACGTCGGCCCCACGCCCTAGCTGGTACTTTGTTTCGTAGTCCTCAAAGGACAGCATCGCGAAGCCGTTCCGCCGGAGTGCTTGCCGGTATGCTTCCTGGTCACGCTGGAAGACACACCCGCGCGGGTTGTGCAACTTCGGCTCCATCCAATCGGCGATGACCACCCGCCCAGCGCACCGGTCGAGGACGCCATCGAGATCCTCGTCAGGTACGTGCATGAGGCAGGTGTGAAAAAGGTACGTGTCTGCAAGCGGGTACTTCTCGTCCCACTCGATCGTGTAGAAATGGTGGTCCGGTTGCTCTGCCCTGGCGATGCCGATTGCCGCCTCGTTGATGTCCACCCCGATGTATTCCTCGGGGTCGAAGGCGTCGGAGCAACGGCCCGTGCCGCAACCAACCTCACAGACGAAACCCTTGCAGAGCCGTGCCAAGATCTCGACGTGATCATCATCCGGCCAGCGGCCCCGGTGTCCCGGGTAGGATTCGAGCGCGGCTTTCTGCCCGGTCCATCGTTTGATGCACGCCGCGCGGTTCATGGTTTCACCCGCACGCCGAATCCAGGCGGACCGGAGTGGCTCCACGTTGGATGCAGATGAGTCAACTTCTCCTTTGGTCCCGGCAGGTTGTCCCAGAAGTCGCGCATCTCTCGCGGGTACAGGATGTCATCGAAACACTGCAACGCACCCGGCGCGCAAAGCCGGTCGTACAGTTTGAACTCGGCGGCAGCGTGCTCGTGCGTGTGCAGACTGTCGACAATCAGGAGGTCGATCGGACCACCGGCGATGGCCGTCACCTGCTCAGCCGCCTCCAGGCTATCGGCCTGCCAGAAGACCATGTTGGTCCCACTCTTCTCGACGCGCGACAGGTCCACATCGACGGCGATCACCTGCCCATCCGGGTTGCCGCACGCCAGATGCCACGCGCCATATCCATAGTCGGTGCCCAGCTCCACCATGACTGCCGGGCGGGCGTGGTGAGCATAGGCGTACAACAACCGGTAGTAGTGGCGCGCGTGAATCCACTTGTCAGCGTGCCCTGCCTGCCACGTCTGCATATCGTCGGGACGCGGGTCCACCGCCGCGACGGCTGATGCCAGGCTTACTACTTCGGCGATTTCCACGGCATCTCCAGCGCACGAGTCTCACGCTCCACATGGCCGCGCGCCATGACGTTGACCACACCACCCCGCATCAGATACCCATAGCGGCGACCACCACCCGGCGTGATGTAGTCGCAGCCAGCGCCAAGCACCTTCCGCTTTCCCTGCTCGGGCGACTGAAACGGGTACTGATCCATGAGCCATTCGTTATTCGAGACGACCGTGCCCTCCGGCCAATAGACATAATGCGGCCACGGCATCGGGCCGCATGCCCGGTCCATGACATGCTGCGTCGGGTTGGGGATCGGTGACAACCGAGTCTCCCACACGCGTGGTGAGTGGCCGCGCCGGTCGGGCTGGAAATAGCGCATGCGTTGCGAGTAGTGGCCGTCCGCTGGGTCCTGCGGCGTTATGGTGAAGATCCGAATCAGTGGCCGGATCACCTGCACACCCTTCGCCACCTCGGCCTCGATGCCGGCGCGCGTAGCCAGCTTCCCATCTGGCTCACGTAGCAGGTCGTCGGCGTCCGACCACATGACGTGCGAGAACTCGTCTTGCCGGTTGAGTGCGAACTGCGACAGGTGCGTCCACATTGAGAAATCGCGCTTGCCGTCTTGGCCGGTAGATGGGAACTCCTCTCGGCTCAGGTGGTGCAGCTTCAGATTGTCGCCGAACTCGATATGCAGGTCTGACAGGACCACGGCCGTGTTGTCCGTCGATCCGTGGTTCCACACATGCAGCTCGTCCACGCAGCGCATGAGCGCCCGCACCGCGAACGGGATACAGTCGGCATCGTTGTAGACTGGTATCAATCCGAGGAGTTTCACGGCATCCACTCCGGCATCGGGTCCAACTCCCACGGCCTCGGGCGACCGTGGAACATGACAAGCGGTGAGACTGGCGCCTTCTCGCTGCGGAGGACGTGGAACTTGTACGACTGCACGACGCCCGGGACCGCATCCTGTAGCGCCGTCAGCTTGATCCCGCGCCGCACCAGTTCCGGCGGCGTCCATCTCTCGTCATTGGCGTAGGCGCCTGTCGTGGTGATGAGCCCCCCCGCGCGCTTGATACCGCCAGCCGTTTGCGTGGTATGGAATGCGCCTTCCGCTACCGCTCCGACGAACTCCTCATAAACGGGCCGCAGGTCGCCACCCCATGCGGTGACGCCAGTGGTCCAGGGCCAGCGCCGGCTTGGCCTGCCGTTGGGCGTCAACTGGTGGAGGAGAATGGCCTCGTCCTCAGCCAGTGCGCAGACGGCAACCGCCAGGTGGTCAAGGTTCCCGATGACGACGGCGTCCAGGTCGACATAGAGCGCCGGCCCGACCACACGAAACATCTCCAGCATGGACCACCAGCCCGGCCAGTCATGGAGCAGCGGCCAAAAGTCGGTGTCGTGCCCGGGCGTATCGGTCAGGCAGATGAACTCGTGCGGGACGGTCAGGTGCTTGGCGAACTGCTCACGCAGCGCGCGCGCATGCTCCAGCTTGAACTCCCCGCCGGAGCGCATGACGGTGACGACGCGCAGCACTAGCGCCCCCTCCCCGTTGGCCCGACTCGCCCGGCGCCATTGACGCGCCCGCCTCGGTGCATGCGTGGCGCACGCCCTCTGGACCGTGGTCCTCGGTGGACACGCACCAACCCGCGGTCGTCTAC